CTTTATCTGATCAAAATCTAGATTTGTAAATTTAGTAAAAGGCATTTTATCTCGTTGCCTCTAGTATGAATGAATATTCTTGAGTTGGAAATTCTTGTCCTATAATATCAAAAATAATTGTTACATTAAACGTATTATCATCTGGAATGGGATCTACCCGAACTATTACATTATTAACTCTTGGTTCAAAATTACTAATGGATATTTCAATTTGATTTTGTATTACTGATGCAGTACCAAAATCAACAAATTCAAATAAACTTTTTGTAACATCAGACCCTAATAGAGAATTGAAGAATCTTTCGGTTGGAATAGTTTCTACAATATTTCTTACGGACCTGCGAATTGCATTTTCATTTTTCAATATTGGTAAATCCTTTGTCACTGGATGTGGTTCAAAGGATAAACTGATATCTTTAAATGATCTGGATATCCTTTGAATTGCCATTGAACAAAAGTTTTTTTATTTATTTATACCTACTTCCAAGAAGATCCATAAGTTGGTTCAGTTCCATATTCCCAATCATCATAATCTTCATCATTGCGAATTTTTTCATGAAGTTCTTGTTGTTTTTTTAAGTTATGTTTGGGTGCCAAGTCGTGCATAACCTCTTGAATCACTCTTTTTGGTGGCACATTTCCATAATCAGTGATGAGATGAGTGGTTCCCCACATGTTTCTCATATAATTTGAGTCTCTATCGACTGGTAAGTTTGACATTTTAGCTCCTGTTTTAATGAATAAAACAGAACTTTTATAAAGGAGGTTGCTATCTCCTTATTCTTATTTAACGATCTACTTCTCTAAGTCTAAAATTATTCGAATCTAGGTATTTTAGAATTTCGAGAGCAATTAATTTTGGATTTCCTTCTCCACAAGTGTAGACATCCACCGCTAAACACCCATTTTCAGGCCAGGTATGACAAGAAACATGACTTTCTGCTAGTGCAATCACTACCGTACAACCTTGAGGTATAAAACAGTGTGAAAAGACATTTAAAACTGTCATTTTTGCACGTTCGATACCCTTTAACATTGCTGTTTGAAGTGATTCTACATCATTAATTACTACAAAATCAACATCATACACCTCTAGAAGTAGATGTTTTCCCATCAAAAAACGTTCCAATTCAATTTCTATAGAAAAATGTATTTATTTTTCTATCAATTAATGAAATTTGTATTTACGACCAGCTTTGGGTTTACGACGTTTACGTGCTGCTGCCTTTTGGGCATTGGTCCGACAAGTACCCGTATTACTGCGTTTTGTTTTTCCGTACTTACCTGATTTACTCATCCTTTTCCTTGCCCTCTATACTTTTTACGTGCTCCATTACGAGAAGACGCGGCATATTTTGTTCCTCCACCATTTCCTTGACGAGACTTTTTAGGAGGCCCTGGAATATAAGAAGTGTTTTTTAATGATCCACCTTTAGCCATAGTAGTTACTCTCCGATAATTTCTGTTTTAAGATCTTCAGGAAGTGGAGATCCTGTCTGATAAAATTGAATTGACAGATTCTCCATTATATCGAAATATTCTTCTTCAGTCAGCACGGAATAAATTTTATGACCTTTACAAAGAATATTGTATGTTTCGTTTGTCATCTTAGATGATTCTTGTTTTTTCGTGTCCAACTCTTATACGAGGGTCACACCAGATTTCAAATCCTGCCTCTTTTGCGTCTAAACAGAATGATACATCTTCTCCACACATATCTTGAACTGATCCAGATTCAAAGACTTGCATTTTTGGTGCAAACCATGGATACTTCATTTCAGAATGTTCAAAAACTCCTTTTTTGATTAAAACCCAACCAAATCCAGTATAATCAACGGTAAATGGTTTTCGACGTTTAGAAATACTTTCAACTGTTTCATGATTCATTACACCTCCATTTCCACGGAAGTCATCTTCATCTAACCAGTGTGCAACTGAAGTCGTATGTCCGTCTTCTGTAGCATACCAACCAGAAGCAATATCTTTATCCATTAGAATCAATTGCCAAAGCTTTTCAGTGTTAAAGATAATATCACTATCAATCCAAAGTTGCCAATCATAATTTAATTTTCCATCCCATGGAATTTGATCTGGACCTCTTAACACATTTGCTCCAAGACATTTGCATCGTGCAAAGTTGACCATTGATGAATAGTCTTGTGAAATTTGAATGTTTGCTCCTGCCTGCACCAAATCAAAACAAAGTTGAACAAAGTTTTTTAAGTAAAGATATGAGACTCCTCTACCAGGAAGACAAAAGACAATGGACTTTCCACGTACCATTTCCTTTGCTAGGTCATAGTCCCATTCTTCGTTTTTTTGTATAACAGGCGTTTTTGCTTTTACCGTAAATCCTTTAGCCATAATAGTAACAGATTACTT